TTGCTTCCACATGAACACCCCCTTCCTGTTGCCAGTATTGGGGCGGTAACAGGAAGAGTATACCACAAAGTTTCTATTTTATCTATCCTTCATAAACAGTTTCTCTTCTCCTCTGCTTCTAAGCTCCTCCTCAACAGCTTTCCGAATAGGCGCCGGAATCTGTTCAAAAGTTCTTAATCCCTTTTCCACTAAATCAGCATAAATTTTAGCCATTTATTACACCTGCCTCTCTTCATACATTTCTGCCAGGGCCAGCTGAAGCTCTGTTACCTGTTTTTCTTTCTCTTCATGGAGCTGCTGGATGCTCATTAAAAGTTCAAAATCTTTATATGGATAGACCATTGTCGAACCATCTTCGTTTATCTGATAGCAAAAGCCTTTAATCACCGTAGCACAAAACGGCTGTAAAAAATCGTCAGGAACTTCTATTTCTTTTAATGTGTCGTCGCCGGTATTATTTTCCCGGACAGCCTCAATCTGATGAAATTCATTTACATAAATCTTCATTTTTTCCACCTCAATTTAATTATTCGTAAGATATATCTTTGGCACTTTAATAGTAGTCCCTGTCGTGTTGCTCTGCCACGAATCAAGGTATATGAAGTAATTACCACTGAGATTTCGGACATCCACGATAACAGTTCCGTCGTTCGCGACTGATCCATATGCGACAATTCCGCCTACAGTGCTGAGTGGTTCTGACGCTGAAAGTTGAAGCCCAGCGTTAGTCGATACCCCGACTGTATGTTTAACATCAGATATAGTCGTTCCTTTTTCAAAAGTAACATCCACTTTCAAGTAAGAATAAGAAGACAAATTGACTGCTGAATTCAATCTTAAATTACAAGTTCGTCTTATATTTGAATTTTTTCTACCAATGCCGACATCGATGTATGTACCCATCAAATTCGGATCACCATGCAACCCTGTAATACCAGAAACACCGCCGCCCCAAGTACCATTGTTAAATATGTTTAATGGGCTTGTGACATATCCTTCATGCGTTCCCATATTCCCGAATATCGGCACGCCCTTTTTAATATTTTCTGGCTTTAAATTCGGATCTCCTAGGATTGTCTGCGCTCCAGATAACCACTGGTTAGCTCCAATTACCTGATTGCTGCGCCCCGGCGTGTACGTAGCTGCTCCTTTGGCAGTAAGAGCCTGATCTACATAACCGGATCCATTATGATATCCTGCCGGAATCATAATTTTTCCATTAATCCCTATACGGGAGTTCCAGGCTCCCTTATTGGCCATATTGCCCGTATGCTTCTCAAACAGCTTCGTCTGAGGATTCCATTTCAAAAACGTCTGGCCGCTTAAGGCCTGCGAGTCGGCCAGCGTGGTATCCGCATTCAGAGTACCCTTCATTGCCTCGTCATCCGAATCAGCCGTCACAGCCTTCATTCCAGCCGGAACAGCAGCCCTTAGCAGTGTGCAGTCGTCGCTGGAAGCTCCGCCGCCTCCGCCCGGCAGCCAAATTCCCATTGCCATATCCTATACCCCCTTTACCACTACCTGAAAATCAGTTGCCGGCTTCTTTCCGATGCAGGCAAACGTCACCGTCCCGTTTCCGGTTTCAAAATAGCTGACGCAGGCCGCAGCCTTACGGATCGCCTTTTCATCTTCTTTGGTTGCGCTTTTGGGAATCTGCTCCTTGGCCACAGGCTCATCCGTATCCTGAATTCCTTCCGCCTTTACCGTCTGGGTATACGGCCCTTCCCCCTGCCATCCCGCTGCCGTCAAGGTGAGAGTTCTGGTTTTCATCAACGCATTGATCGTTTCATTGGTTCCGTTGATGTCATTGGCGCCAAAGGAATCCCCTTTCTGCGTATAGGTTGTCTCATCTGCAATTCCAGACGTTCCGTCCGGATTCTGCGAAATCCTGTATTTTCTTGCTCCATCAAACATGGCGTCCTTATAATCGGTTTTCAGCTGCTTCATAACACACCTCCGTTTAGCGAAAAAGGAAGGGTTCTTCTTCCCTGTTCCCTGCTCTTTATATTGCTGTACATCATCCGGCAGGCTTCCTCCAGCCGGTTCAGCTCCTGCCAGCCGATAAACGGCGTATTATCATAAAACGTCTGCCTCTCTCCCACCTGAAACGGAAAGGTTCCCTGACAGATGTGCTCCACATTCGCCTCAAACCGGTTGATTTCATCCGCATAAAAGCTGTAGTCGTCATAGCTTTTATCCTCCCCCATCTCTTCAAAGGTAAAATCCGGCCAGAGCGTCAGCGCCAGTTTCCTGATTTCATTCAGATTCCCCTTAATCCGGTTGTAATCCTGAATATTGAAAAAATCACTGGATTTCCAATTGGTTTTTGGTTCTAACCACACCGCTCATATCCCTCCTTGCTTTCATCGTTCCAGACAGCGCTCCGCCGTTAAAGCTCAATGAATGGTCATAAATTCGGATCAGCAGATCCGGAACGTACTTATTTTCCAGAAAAGCGATATCGTTGGCGTCAATCCTGGGTTCTCCCCGGTAAGATAGATTGTATTCCCGGTCAGACGCCAGGTAGTCTCCAATCCACTTTGCCAAATCTTCCGCCAGTCCCGCATCCGACACCAGGGGATTTTCCCATACTTCAACCGTCCCAGTTGTGTGCAGCCGCTTCACAGTTCTGGCCTGCGAAGTGACATATTCCCGTCCATTGACAGCCACCTCTGCCGTCCCGTTTATGCCTTTTACTTCTACGGTTACATAATAAGCGCTGCTGTCTGTAATGGCGACGCTCGCCCCTTCCGGCGGCTCTGTAAGGACAACAGAAAAGCCGTAGGAAGGATTGGACAGGTAAAAGGTATACCGAGGTTCCTCCGGTGTAAAACGAAGCGTTTCCTTTGCAAGCTCCTTTTCCTCCTCACTCTCCCCGTAAAAGGTACGGATGACCTGCAGCTCCTGAACCTTCGTCAGCTGCGTCCCCTTCGGCGTCTTGGTAAGTTCCGTCCCATATTCCAAGGAATAATCCGTACTGTCTCCAAACCGGACATTATCCAGAATCACCCGGCTGCCCGGAGAACCTTTTGTAAATTCCAGTATCAAATGATCAAAGGCAGGAAATTCGTGGGAAACTACCGTCGTCTCCTGCAGATCCTCCATCTGGTAGTCCTCCTGCAGCTTACCGTCATAGTAAGAATGAAAAATCACACATTCCGGAGCATTTCGGCCAAACTCCAGCGTCAGCCCGAAGCACTTAAACGCCGCCTCCAGGGTAATCGCAACCACAGGATTCTTTAGGAAATTCCCCTTCTCGTCCGCCGTCTCTTCGCTGATATAGCCAGTATTCAGCACAATCTCCCCGCCCTTTCTGGGAAGAAACGTCTGCGCTCCGGCTGCCTGGGTATAATTCCTGCCAGCCAGAACATACTCCTCCTTTTCGGTTCCATCCAGAATTCGGGCCGCGTGAGAAAAATAAGCCTCATTCTCCGAAGCCGCTGCCATATCCGGGATAAAGCTGGATTTTATAAAAATCTTCCCCTCCCGGTCCTGATAAATAATACAGCGCCCCGCATTGGCAATCAGCTGCAGCGCCTCTTTATGAGCCACCGCTGGAACAGGATTCTGGATTTTGACATCCTGAAGATAGGGATCAATATAATACTCCCGGCGGTCCACTCCTGCGTCCTGAAACACATCATCCGCCAGCTTATACAAAGAAATCCCTTCTGGGTGAAGCCGCCCTCTGTAATAAGTCTCTTCCATTGTGTCAAACCGATCCGAGGCTCCGATATCCAGCTCTTCATCATCTGCTGACCAGTCTTTTAAAGACAGCTTCGCCCCAGGCATCCATTCCACGCTTCCATCTTCCAGCTCCTGGCCATACAGCACCTCTACATTCTGTCCAATTTCCAAAAACTGAACGGAAGACTCAGAATTTTCCACATCAAACTCCCGGTCCCGGTTGGCAGCTGTCATAGAAAAGTCAATGGTCGGCAGATCCTCTGTAATTGGACTGATGTGCTCCTTCTTGGTCGCGGAAAGAATCTTCCTGTTATCAAAATAAATGCCAATTCCCATTGTTATCTGATGAATCCGAAATCTGGACCGGCCGTTTGCCATCTTCGCAGGAACCAGGCGCAGAAACGTAGCATCCGCGAAAATTTCCTCTGTCACAAAATGGCCGGAAGCATTGCCTTCCACCTGAACCGTATTCTGATCCGATTCAATGATAAAATCTACTGGATACGCCTTTCCAAATTCAATGGTCAGCCCCTTAATGGACAGCGCCAGAGGGAAACGTATCTCAACCGCTCCCAGGAGCTTCTCCGTCACCAGCCCTGCGTTCAGAACCACATCCCGCTTTCCCCTGGGCAGAAAATACATACTGCCGTCCACCGCAGACCAGTTCTCGTCACAGCCAGCATAAAGCTCTGCCACCTGATAATTGTCAAACGGTTTTGTAAGATCCGAAAAATAGGTAAAAGCTTCCGGTTCAGCCACAGAAGCGGAAGCTTGGGCCGTCTGGTTAATCATTCCGATTGTCACCCGGAGGAAAGAACATTCATCCCGGTATTTCTTTTTCATTTCCCGCTTATACGCATTACTTACTGCCTGCATTTAACTCAACTCCCCGCAGTCTATAATATTTACCTTGCACTGGCTGTACATGGTCGGAAGGCCGTCCGGGCCGATAAACAGCGGCTGGGCGGTCCGGTCTCCCGGGTACATTCGGATCGTCAGCCAGTCGTTGCTCACCATATCAGGGAACCGTACCGTCACCACAAAAGCCTTGAACTCCTTCAGCATCTCCGACCAGGTAGCCGCGTCCAGCTTGTTCCAGACCAGGTTGTTAAGCTTATACTGGTCTCTTCCCACCCGCTGGCCCACAAATTCCCCGTTGGCATTCTTTCCAGTACTGACAAAGGTGGCCACCAGGAACTCCAGTCCCCGATCTGGGGACGGAAATTCCCTGCCGTTAATATAAATAAAATTCGCCATTCATGGCCTCCCTTCTAAGTCGTCCGCAGCGAATATCCAGTCCGCTTATCCAGATCCTTTAATTTCCTGTGAATTTCCCGGATATCCACGTTGACCACCAGATCCAGCGCTTCTATCAGGCTGATAATCTTTTCCAGAAGCTCAATCATGCGCTCCATCTGCTCGCTGCTGCCTCCTCCTGCAGCCATCCGGGCCGCCGTATGCGCCATGTCAAGCAGTTTGCTCTCCGGAGAGACAATCTCACCCTCTCTTTTATTATCTCCAATCACCGCCAGGCGGGGCGTGTTGGCCTTCACGTAGCCGCCCTGGGCCAGACGTGGAAGACTAAGCTCAGGAATTTCAGGAATCAATTCATCGTCAATGCCAGGCACATGATCCGCTACATCGTTGACTGCCTCGATCATCTTGTTGATGGCCCGAACCACGTTGTTTACCATCTTTTCCACGCCGCCGATGATATTGTTAATGATTCCTTTAATCGTCTGCCAGATATTATTAAAAATATCCTCTGTTTTCTTCTTCAGATTGTCCCAGGTATTTGACCAGGCCTTCTTGATATTTTCAAGCGCAGTGGAAATGCCGTTCTTAATACCGTCCATCACGGTGCTGATTTTCTGCTGGATAGAGTCAATCAGGCTGCTGACGATATTCTTAATTCCTTCCCAGATGGAATTTGCAAAATCCTTGATCGCCGTCCAGATGGTACTCCAAAGAGTACTGATGTACTCCAGCTTAGAGGAGATAAACAGGGCGATTGCATCAAACACCAAACTAATCAGGGCTTTAATAGCGTTCCAGATTGCTTCTACAAACTGTTTAATGCCATTCCACGCCCGCTTCCAGTCTCCGGTAAAGACGCCTAAAAGAAAATCCAGAATGCCATTCAAAGCATCCAGTACAGATTCCACAATCTCAGACACGGCATCCAGGAACAGGAAAAACGCGTCTACCACTGTTTGCATCTGTTCTGCGATAATAGGCGAAAATGTTTCAACAAGCCAAGTGATAAACGGAACCAGAATGTTCTGCCAGACCAGCGTAATCCCTTCGCTGATTTTCCCTGCAAACTCCAAAAATTTATCTATCAGGGGCTGCAGATGCTCTGTACAGAATGCCGAAAACTGATCCGACGCAGACTGAAGGACGGGAAGGATGTGGGTCTGGAACGCGTTCAGCACAGCCTTTGCTATTTCAGAAAACCCTTTCCCGAATGCGTCCACCATAGGCCCTATGGAAGTATCATAAGTTTCCTGTAAGCCTTCAAAAAAGTAATCTAAGATACCTTTTATACTGCCTGTTGTCTGGGAAACAATATCAATGACTGACTGAAGCGATGACTGAATCAGAGGCGCCTGCTCTATAAAAGGACGGGCCAAAGCGCCAATCGCGTCCGTTCCGAACTTTCCTATCAGTTCTGTCACACCCATAAAGGCGTTGGCAAAAATGCCAATCAGGTCAGCCGTAATCTGTTTTGCTGAATCAGAACGAAAAACCTCGCAAATTTCAGCGAAGATTTGAGAAAAATCTCCTACAATCCCTGCTGCCTCTGCTGTCAAATCGAACATTGAAACTAGATAATCTTTAATTTTTCCTGTGTTTTGGCTTAAATACTGCGCCATTCCACCTGTAAGATTATCTACAATAGTGGCTCCAATCGATGCCATCGAACCAGCTACTTTTCCAAGATTGAAGGCAAGGCTGTCTACCATATTGGAAAAAGCGTCTGAAACTGCCGAATCAGATACAATCTCCTTAAAGGAATCCTGAATCGATTTTAAATTTTTCTGAATAGAATCGAGAACCCCAATATCTCCAAATCCAATCTGGAAACCTGAAGCAAATAAATTCTTCAGTTCATTCACACGCTCAACAAGAGATTGAAGCTTTGTATCATATGTATCCAGCGCCGTTGTGTCCACTGGAACCGGCTCCAGGCCTCCTGAAACTCCGCCGCCGGCGCCTCCTCCAGCTCCCCCTCCTCCGGCTGCTTCTGGCTCCGGTGATACGATGTTCAGCTCATCGATGGAAAACGCTCTGGCCATATCCTTGGCCGCCTTTTTCGCAGCTCCTGCCGCGCCCTGGGCCGCGTCTCCAATGCCTCCCACCGCTCCTGCGGCTTCTGAGGCGTCCTGAACCACCTGCCCCATGCCGGACGTCTTCTGTTTCTTTCCGGAAAACAGGTTTGTGACAGCCAGAAAAACGTCTGCCAGAGACTGAAGCTTAGCAATGACCGAATTAATCACCTTCAGGACTGGAGTAAATACATTAATGAGTCCCTGGCCGATGGTCGCCTTCAGGCTGTCAAACTGGAGGTTCAGAACCCGGACCTGGTTGGCCCAGCTGTCAGACGTCCTTGCAAAATCTCCGGCTGCCGCAGTCAGCTGCTGCTGGACGAAGCTGTAACGGAGAGCCACCTTCTCTGCCTCCGACATAGCCGCTGTGGTCTTCCCATAACCGTTTGCCAGAGCGTACTGATCAAGGGCAGCCTGCGTCATTACCACGCCCAGGTCCTTTAGGGATTCCGTTTCCCCGGTAAATACCGATTTCAGCTTGGTATAGGCTTCATCCTGGCTGATATTGTAGAAGGAGGCCACGTCCCCCGCCAAACCAGTCAGCGCGGTACTCATCTCATAAGCCGCCTGCTCATTGAACCCAAAGGATTTGGCCATCGCCCCGAAGGTTCCGGTAAACCGCTTCGCCATTGTCTCAGACAGGCCAAACTGCGAAATTGCATTCTTGGCAAACTCATTGACCTGTTTCGACATGGACGGGAAGGTGACGTCAACGACGTTCTGCACCTCCTGAAGGTCGCTTCCCAGCTCGATACACTGGGCGGAAAAATCAACCAGCTTTTTTACGGCAAAAGCCGCTGCCAGGGCGGCTCCCGCTTTCTTTGCAGTCGTCTGTATTCCCTTTAACTGCCTGTCAAAATCATTTTTATTAATGACCAGATCCAGGCCAATCTGGCCTGCGCTGTCTGCTCCCATAGATCCCACCTGCCTTTTTTATGGACAGGCACATGGGCACAGCGTCCTAGATTTTTAATTCAAATTCTTTTCTGCAGTTCCGATTCTTGCATTTAAAAAATACCCCTCTGCAGGAGGCATCCTCGGCTTGAACTGCATTCACCGGATGCCCGCAGAAGGGACAGCATACTTTTTTCTTCGTTTCCTTTATCTTCTCAATCCGGAACACCTCCCGCCATCTGGATGAAGGCCTGCTTTAAGGATTCCAGTACCGAAGCAAGCTCTTCCTCGCTCTTTTCCCCGGCGTTTCTGACTCTCCATTCCCGGCGGATTCTCTTCTGCTCCGGGGTAAAATACTTTAACACTTCCTCATCCTCCTCTGAACGGATCTGTACCACGCGCCCCAGAGGAGTATCCGGTCCCAGGCCGGAAAGCAGCGCCCGGAATTCATCCCATTTCATGGTTTTGAAATCGTTGGAATACAGACGGAACCCGTACTGCGCGAAGAACGATGACACGATTAAATCAAAGTCCTCAAACAAATCGTAGTACGGGTCATCGCTCTCCCTGAGTCACTTCTCCGGAAATCAGCTGCACCGCCTCCTGGATGACCGTCATCAGAGCGCTGAATTTCAGCTTCAGTTCCTGTTCCATGATCTTCCTGTCCGGCTCCGGAAATAACTGCTCATATGCCTTCATAATCTCCTTGACCGAAGGCTCTTCAGCCCCCATCAGCTGCATGACTGAAAGCATCGTTACCGCGTCGTCGTTGACATGGATTTCCCGGCCCTGGATGAGCAGGACCGGCGGCTCTTCAAAATTTAATTTCTCTGTGATATCAATTATTTTTGCCATCTTCCTTCTCCTTTCTTTCTAAGCTTTCGCTGTCGCTACAGTAGGCTTTCCATTGCTCAGCACATCGAACTCCAGAGGTCCTACTGCCGTCGAATCACCGGCGCCGATATTTTTCACATTGATAACAGCCATATCCCAGGAAACTGTGGTTCCATCCGGAAACGTCCAGGCAAAATATCCTTCTGCCTCTCTGCCGTTTTTAAAGGCCTTGTCCGCTACGTAATCGTTTCCCGTATCTCCCACATTTCTCTTTCCTGTGACAGAGATGGTAATACCCTTTGCCGTTAAAAGGCGTCTTACCCAGCCTTCCGTATCAAACGGCGTCCACTCCTCCACGCCATTGTCAAAGCTGACGGAAAAGGTCTCCATATCTGCGATAGAGGTAGCGCCTTCCTTGGCGTCCCCTACCTTAAACTGATTTTCATAACACGGATATACTCCTGTCTTTGCCATCGCTATCTGCTCCTTTCATAAATCATATCAAACCAGATGACCCGCTCATACACGCCGCTTTCATCGGTTCCCACATCAACCGGTTCCGGAACCTCCATGCGGATAAAATGCACCTTCGTGCCTCCCACTGTCAGACCTCCTTCTCCTGCCTGCCGGATCTTCTCAAACAGGCCGGCGGCCGCTTCCTCTGTCTGGGAAGAATATTGATTCCAATGCACCAGCACAGAAATCTGTTTCACCTCATAGGAGGTATTTTCAAGACCCCCAAGTGCCATTCTGGGCTGCCCGGACGGCTTCCTCTGATACACGCCGATGGTTTTCTCTGGTTTGCTGTCAATCTTTCCACAATAAAAATGCTCGCCTGTCTGTAAGGTTTTAAGCCAGTCCTTTACATCTGATAATGTCAGCATCTATACCTTTGCCTCCTTCTTATAAAACCGCTGAAAGGCCTCTTTCGCAAAGCCTGCGCTGACGCCGCCAGGAAGCCAGGGCTTAAACCACTCTCCGCCGGCAAACGGGTTCTCGTCCGTCTGGAACTGATATTCCGGATGATAGTAGAGGCGGCGTGCATACGGCGTGGAAGAAATAATTGAAACCTTTCCCTGGGCAGAATTCTTGTACTCCACAAAGGTAGCATCTTCCTGCAGATGCCCTGTTTCAAAAGGCATTACCTGCGCCTGCACCACTTCTGTATGCAGTGCCTCCGCTGTTCTCTCCAAAGCCGACACCGCCGCCTGATTTAACTCCTGGATCCGGCCCATATTTAACTTCACCGTTGATTTTACTTTCACCTATATCACATCCAATCGCGTGTAATTGACTGTTCCATCTGGATTCCTGGCCTTCTCTCCCTGCCAGATTCTCCGTTTAACTCCAAATACCGTGATGGTTCCGCCGGAAATCACAGGAGCCTGGGGGAAGGCGTCTCCAGGCAAAAGAGCGCATCCGGACAGCTGCACCAGCTTTTCCTCCGCAGTCAGAACCGTTTTCCCTTTATCCTGGTAATTACACCGGACCTCCCCGGAGAAAATCACCTCCGGGCCTCCGTCCTCTGTCAGTCCCTCTCCATACAGCGTCACCTGCGCCGGAGTCCGGCAGAACCGTTCCGGCACAAGCTCCGGCCACCTCATCGCCCCACCGCCAGCCGGCAGGTCAGGCCGGTCTGGGCTAATAATGCGTAATCATCCCGCTTCATGACGACTCCTTTCCCAGTGAATACATTCCACGCCTGGCCGTTAAACCCCGCCGAGACGCCGTTGATACTGTAGGAAGACAGCGCGCTTGCCAGAAGGTCTGCATTTTCATACTCAAAATCCGCCTGCCTGCATACCACTTCGCGAATGATTTCCTGCTGAAACTCCGTCAAATGAGAAAATCCCTGGCCTACAATCCGGTTGTAGGTCAGGGAATCAATATGGCGGGAGGCCTGGCGAAGAGCCTGCTCCTGCTTCTCTTCCGGTATAGCGGCGCCTTCATAAACGGTTCTGTAATAGTCTGGAGAAGCATATGGTTCGTAGGCCATGCTACTCACCTGCCTTCGCTGTTTTCGTCCGCTTTCCCTCCTGGTCTTTTTCCTCCCCTGCATCCGCCTGCATTCTTTCCAGAGATGCCAGCTGCTCCCTTAATTCTCGGTTCTCCAGCTGCAGCTGCTCCTTTTCCTTTTTCAGAGCCATGTACTCGTCAAAGTGGACTGTCTTTCCCCGGCCATAGGAAATCACCTGGCCGTCGTCGTCCAGAATGTCAAATCCAGCCTCCTGATAGCTCTTCTGGGTGGTTTCATTTACATCGTAGACTTTATTTCCCTTTACTGCCTTCATTCTGCACCTCCTATGAATGCTTCGTTACGTTCATGGCACAGCCGGCCACTTTCTTCTCCAGCAGGAATAAATCGCCGTAGCAGCGGTTCTGGTACAGATATCCGTCTGCCGTTCTGGAATCCGTGCCTGGAGTAAACAGCTTAATATAGCTGTACTTATCCCTTGCCACCACGCAGGAAGGGTGAACCAGGATCCAGTTAATCTGGTCTGCATCCGGAGCGGCTGTACATCCTTCTGTGAAATTGTACTTGCTCTTCATGCGGGCAGAGGGAACCATCTTAATCTGCACGTCGTCCAGGCTGTGAACCTTGCGGTTTACGCTGACTGGCGTTGTCACTGTCACCGCCCGCTGAATTCCTTCTGCCTCTTTGACAACCTTATTCATGGTGGGCGTCACATACAGGATTCTTCCCTCCTCCGGAACTCCTGCCTCATCCATCAGAGCCATCTCTGTGTCAAAAGCCTCCAGGAAGCTGGCGGCGTTTACCACAGTCTCCGTGTCGATTCTTCCAGAGTAAGAAGTCAGCTCCGCGTGAAGCTTGGAGTACCGATAACAGTCCTTCTCCGGAATCGCCTGATCCTCCTCGAACGTGTTCTGAATGTTGGCAACTGAAAGTGCCAGGTTTGTTTCGTCGATGTCCATCGGATCAATCCAGAACTCAATATCTCTGTCGTGAGCCAGCTTCTTCGGCTCCCAGTCATTGGAAAGCGTTCCTGCATTAAATCCAAGGGTCCTCGTGTGGTCCTTGTAGCCGGATACTGTAATCCTCGGGAGCTTGATGGTCTGGGCATTCAGGAACTTCACCTGGGGATTGCTCTGGGACAGCGCGTCCGAACAGAGCTCTTTTGCATACTTCTGAGCCAGAAGCTGAGTAAACTGTGTTGCATAATCGTAAACTGCCATGTGTTACCTCTCTTTCTACTTAATACCGAAGGCTGCTTTCAGTGCAGCGTCATCGGTCTGTGTCTGATTTCCAGTTCCGGAGGCTCCCATCTGGACGAAGCCTCCCTGGCCATTCTGCGCCGGCTTTAACCCCGGAACGTCCTCCAGCGTCTTTTTCAGGGCGTTGGACACCGTCTCCTCGTTGATCTTCCCATCCTGGCCGACAGCCTGGCCAAAATCTGTCATTTTAATCAGATACGGGATGGTTTTCGCGTCTACGCCCAGGCCTACTGCTGCCATAATCGCCGCATTCTCCAGCTGAGCTTTCTGAGCCGCTGCCTGAGCCTGCGCCGCCTGAGTCTGGAGTGCGCCCACATCTGGCTGATTCGCCGCTTTCTGGGCCTTAAACGCCTGAATTGCCTGACTCATCTCTTCCTGAGAGAGTCCCTGCTGCTTAAAATAAGATTTCAGCACCGTATCCTCCGTAACGGACGTTTTCCCTGCAATCAGCCCGGCCAGCTTTTCATAATCAAACTGCACGCCTGTGCTGCTGCCAGTTCCTGCTGCCCCGGTTCCGGAAGCTCCCGGCTGATTCCCTGCAGCTCCAGAAGATCCTGCGCCGTCTCCCTGGCCGCCGGATGCTCCGCCCTCTGCAAACAGCTGTAAATTCATTGGAAATCTTCGTTTCATAGGTGTCTCCTTTCAGTTTTCGGGGTGTCTCCCCATCCAGTTTTATGTGTGTCTCACTCTCAGTTGGTTCCCGGTGTCTCCGGGTAGTTTAATGCCTTCGGGCAGAAAAATAACGCCCAGGATGTTCCTGCGCGCTTATGGCTCATTCTATGACTTGCTATGACTATAATACAATATCTTCCATTACTGCTCTTGCTTCCAGAACTGCAATGTAATCTTCCATTGCCCGAATCTGCATATTGTAAATGCTTCTGAGACAGGTGGGCTTAAAGTCCAGCATACCCTGATCCCATTTGTCCAGCATAGCTTTCAGTTTGTGGTATCGGATCGCAACCTGACAATACTCAGCTCTAAAGCGTTCCTTGTAGTCCTCGCTTAACATCATGGCAGCTGTGTCCTTTAATTCCATAGGTCTTAAATCCATCTTATCTCCTTCCTGTTGCGACACCGCAACTGCAAATGGGTATAAAAATACCACCGGCCATTACTGACTGGTGGTTATAACCCTGGTATTGTATCCTTTATTCCTTTTGCAAGATTTGAAGCTTTCTTCATTAACGTATTTTCTTCCAGATATTCAAGGCCTTTCAGCAGACAAAATATCTCTGTCTATTTCCTCACAGTCCATTGATTTCTGGAGAATACGGAGTATTTTATAGATCAACCGAAAATCATCCATATGTGCCTCCTCTGGTATTTACTGTTTTCTTGTCGCAATTCGGCCATTACTGGCTGGTGGTATTTCACTTTTTCAGTTCTTTTTGCTTAAAGTCCTTGCAGGCCTCTTTAGGCTGTTTATGAGCAAGTGTTATCTCTTCCGGAATCTTCTCTGGATGGAACCTACACTTCATTCCAGGCTCTAAAAATTCACATTTCAAACATGCAGGAATCACAATCATTATTTCCTCCAATTAAGCGGGCATCCCCGGCTTTTCCATTCTTCCCAGGTAATATCTTTCGGCAACAGCTCAAATTCCTGCATTACATGAAACTGCGTCTTAGAATTCCTTTCTTTCTCCTCTTCTGTCAATTTTCTTGGATGTGTAAATCTGTATTTTTGATCTTCCGTCAATTTTTTCTTTTCTTCTTCGGTAATGTGAAATTCACTGAATTCCATACGGAGTTTTCGACATTCTTCCTCTGATAGTTCTTTTCCTCTTTTTATTTGTTCTTCTTTTGGTAATATAAGCCATTCTCGCGCTGTCAGCCCCATACATCACACCTCCTTTAACAGAATATACCAAATTCCTTCTCTGTTCATTTTTGATATTACTTCAAACATACTGTTCCTCTCATACAAAACCTCTGCCTCATCTAATCCAACTGAGCTTATATTTCGTCCATTTTGGGCGTTTTGTATGTAGATTTTTACACCTGCCTCATCATCATAGCCTTCTCTCTTTGAAGTGCTCCAATACTGCCTAATTTGAATATTCTTTCCTGGAACAAATTCTTTAGAAAAATCATCTGTTCTCTTATCACAATCCGGCCAATCTGAAAAATTGACAGTTCGTATCAAGTTACCTTCATATTTAGGAATTTTTGATAAAGCTGAATCCAGTCTTTTCACAAACTGTTGCTGTGCTGGTGAAAGATCTGACTTATCCTTTGCATTTCTTAATGCTTCATTAATTGGATATGCCTCAAAGCTCTTATACTGATACAGAGAGCTCAGTTCGTCCTGCGGTAACTCCATTATACCAGAACCAGTTCCCCTTGCAACACTTTTCACTCCTGCTTTTATCTTGGCTTCATTGATGATCTCCGCTATATTGTTCGGTATGTTCTCGCCTTTATCCATAGCCAGGAACCCTTCTGCAAATGTCTCATAGGGATTTTCCGTGGCATATTTACTAATCTTGGCTGCATCTATTTTGGCTTTAGCAGAGTATCTTGTATTGATATCGTACTTCCAATCTCCATTTATAAGCTTTCCACCCAGCTCTTTCGCCCGGAAAACTTTTGATTTCTGAACATAGTCCGTTTCTGCATGCCTGTGTATAAAATGTCCATACTCATGTGTGAGCACATCCATAAGGTCTTCTCTTACCGCCATGCGTTGGCTATTGAGCTCTATTTCAGCCTCAGCTTTGGCAAGGATTGCTTTTTCCCTCTCATATCCTTTGATGCTCTTATCTGACAATATTTTCTCTGCATTCTTCAATTTCTCCTTCTGAATGTCGATGATCTTACTCTTTTCCCGATATTCCTTCAGTGATGCCTCAGAGGCCTTTACTATATCTGCATACTTTCCAATATCGTTGAATCTATTGGAAATATATATCTTGTCATCTAACCAGTGATACGAAGCTGTCGCGTCAGGCACTTTTATCGGGTTATACACAATACCTTTCGGCATAATTCCATATTTATCTTTCATTCGCTTCAAAGTATCTTCCAAAGCATCAACCGTTTCCGGCGTCATTTTCTTGAAAAGTTTTATCTCTTCAACAATGCCTGCTTTAACAATCCTGTTCTCCGCTTCGGTTTTGTAGATTTCTTGTTTGGAAAGCAGTTTCTCTTTAAGAGCATCCAAGTCTTCTTGGAATTTCTTCCTGGAATTTACCAGCTTTTTCAACTTAGCCATATCCTCATCTGAGCCGGTACCATCAAAATATACTTTCTTTTCAAGAATTTTTTCCTTCTCAGAGTTCTCACTTATTTGTTTCTGCATATCCTCAATCTGAGACCTGATGGTATTAATTTCCAACTTAGCATTTTCTTTATCAAATGATGCATGACGTTTCTTCCATTCTTCCCTTCTCTGTGCAGCCCGATTTTGGAATTTTTCATCGGTTCTAAGACTTGCCGCTAACCTCTCATCCAGACTATCGTTTTCGCTGTTCGAGAACCGTTTCTTCCACTCTTCCCTTCTGGCAGCATAACGCTTCTGATTCTCCTCATCCAGCGAGTGAGCCGCCAGCCTCCCATACTTCTCCGCCTGCCGCTTTGCATACTGCTCCTTCTGCTCCCTGGCATAATTCTGACCAATCGCTTCCAGCTCCTTCTTGGTCCAGGTATCGTCCGCCGTAGAGATGCCCGGAAAATAGGTTGTATGAGAATCTTTGCATCTGGGATGATAAAGCCCCGCCTCGATGGCTTTACTTATCAGTGGATACCGTTTTCCAGTCTCCGGATCCACCCCATCCTTGCGGCCGCCGCTCCACACATCGTCAATCAGCACCTTTCCAACAAAGGGAAGGCACTTAGGGCAGGGATTTCCGCGCTTATTCATAATCACAGTGCTGATTCCCCACTCCTGCCGTTTCTCCCCTTCTCCCTGAAGGTAAGCCCGCTTGCTGGCCGTCCGAATGGCCATATCCGCATAATCAGAAAGCGTATGGCGGGCCCCGTTGGCGTACTGGATGCAGTTTATCCCTGCTGCCAGAAAATCCCTGGAAGCCATATCCACCGCCTTCTCGTAAGTTCCAGCCCCTGTATTGGCACAAACCTGGGCGTTAAAGATAATCTTGCGGTACTGATCCTCTGACATCCTGAGAACTGCTGTTTCCGCCTTCTCCATATCGTGGGTAACGGCCTCTATCAGAGCCTCCAGCTTCCTCTCATTCAGCTTAAAAAATTCTGCTGTCATTCCAGGAGAAATTTTTTCTGATTTAAAACCATTCCTGACAGCGTTCAGGATTGCCCGCTCCTGCTCCATGCCCCCTGTTTCCCTGGCTTTCCGGAGCAGCTCCTCAATCTCTCTGTTCAGAGACTGGAACTTCCCTGCATACCGCTTCTTGTTCTCCCTCTTGTATCTTTCCAAAGCTTTCAACTGCTCTGCCTGCCACATGCTCCACTGAATGCCCTCTTTCGTCTCCTCAGCCCGATGGCGCTTCATGTTTCGTATCATGGAAGCAGTCAGCTCCTCTTCGATGGCTGCAAAGGCGGCGCCGATATCGTATTCATCCTGCTGCATGCGCCTGCCTCCTTCCTGTTCTGGGTTCCTCTACTGCTTTCCCGTTTGCTGGTTCCGATTACTGAGTACACGGAATCCCTGAGACTTAAATTCCCTGGACAGACTCTTCAGCTGTGTAATGCTCTCACACCTATCATGGCGGAGTTCCGCATAGCCTTCCTTTTCCAGGGCATAAATTCCAAACGGAACCTGCTCACTGGCCACTTTAAGAAGCCCCTGGTACTCCTTCCGGCTCATTCGGTATATCCGGTTCATTACCTTTACCTGCATCTGTCTTCCCTTCCTTATTTCCTTCCTTCATCTGGATCTGAAAAGAACCGGCAGTCTGATTGACTCCCGGTTCCTCTATCTCTGCAACGCCCTGCTCTGCTTTCAGCCGCTTTACCTCCTCCGCCTTCCAGTTCTCATCCTTGCTGTCTCCATAAAGCTCTTCCACCTGCGCCTCAATGCTCATCATAGGCGCGCCAGGGCGGGCCTTGGCAAGCGTCTCCACCTGGCTCTCAAAGGAAGGATTTGCATATTCTCCGAAAGGAATATCTACCTTCACTTCCTCCACTGGCTGCTTCGCCAGAACCTGGCAGCAGTTTAAGCAGGCGGAAATCAGTTCCGGAAGCGTTGTCTGAAGCGCTTCGATGATAGCGTCCCTTGTGTAAAGGGTCGTCTTTTCCTTTTCCCTCTGGGCCTCTGCATTGTCTAACTTCTTTACGTCGATTCCCAGCGTGGAAGGGCTGATAATGCCCTGAAGGCACAAATCCAGAGCCGTCACATAGGAAGCCAGATAGCTGTCATGTGGAATGGCCGGCTGTTCCGTCTGCACCTTGTTCTCCCCATGCTCCGACATATCGCTGTCCCCGGCAAAGAACCGGTTATCGAAGGGATTGGGACGCAGCATCTCGCCCGTTTTCGGATTTTTCGGAACCAGGCAGTCTGGAATATAGGTCCTGGCTCTTCCACTTCGCAGCGCGTCCATCCACTGGCTCCACACCTCATCAAAGGCATCGAAGCTGTCTAATTTCCCGTCGAACAGGCTGCCTCCCCGTCCTTCCCACTTCGCGCTGTCATAGATGTGGAACGGAACCGCCAGAATCACTGACGGATCAAATGCCCAGTCTTTGAGCCCCTGGGTCCTCTTTATGGTATCGAGAGGAACTTCCTTCTCTCCCAGATATAGCTCATTCCGGATGCAGCCATACCCATAATGCTCATAGAGCACGTACAGCTGCCCTTTCTCCTTGTACGGCGTCTTGAAGACAACCTCCGCCAGTTCGTCCCCGTCATAAATCAGCTCTATCCGGTCTCCCGGATACCAGCTGATGAAGGGATACTCGCTCTTTTGAGTATTCAGCGTCAGCTTCCAGGCTCCGTCTCCGATATACAGCGCCTCTCTCAGCGCCTTCTTTAACTTTTTCCGGAAATGATTCTGTTTCTCGATTTCCTTCCAGGTTTCCTCCTGCTTTCCAGACTCAAATTGAAACTCATTCATATCTGCCATCACAATGGATGAGAGAACCTTGACAATCAGCCCTGGAAGGCCCGTATGGATTTTCCGCATTTCCATGCCAGGCGTACATTTAGAAGCCCAGAACTTGTACCGGTCCGCGGTTTCTCCGCTCTGCTCATAGAGCTGTTCCAGCTCATTCCCATCACCGCGGTACCAGATGCGGTTGCGGATTGCATTCAGCTCAAAATCCACTATTTCCTGAATCTGGATGCTGTAGGGGCTTGCCGGCTGCACATTCAGCCAGGAACGGATGCCCCGTTTAATATTCTCGTTCAATGTTGTCAGCCACCTCATTTCTCATCCTCCTCGAACCCAATCAGATTCTTCCAGGGAATCCAGCCATACTGGGATGCATTAATGGTATGGTCATTCCGATCCTCTGGTTCGTCCTTATCCTCCAGCCAGGAATACCGTTCCAGCTCCGCCATGTGCTCCACACAGGTATCTGCCACCAGATAGCAGCCTTGCTGAATCCAGCCCAGCTGCAGCTTAATACGGTCAATAATCTGCAGAGCCTTATACGCATCCAGGAAATTGTGGATGCTGCCATGAAGCCGCTTATATTTTCGCAGCTCCGTGATGGTCGCCTGGTCGGCCGAATCAATAAACACATCCCTCGCAAGTCCCCACCTTTTTTGATCCCGTTCCAGGAACTCCAAAAATTTCGTCACTGTATCGGATGGGGCCAGCGGCTGATCCAGTTCTGCATTGCTGTAAACCTTCTCGTCCAGCACGATCAGCCTCCGGTCTGTGGTAATTCCCATAAAAATCATTGCAATGGTATCCGGCGACTGGCTGGAATAGGACGTATCAAGCCCCGCCGAAAACCGCCTGAATTTCAGCCGCCCCAGCTTCTGTTCCGTTTTAAGCCAGGGAATCGATACTACATGCTTCTTCCTATCGAAGTTCGGAAAAATAAGGCCTGTCGCTTTTCCGCGCAGGCCTAAAATCTTGTTCTTGTATAATTTCGTTCCAGGTGGAGCTGCATCCATCTTTTTCTGCACTGCCTCCGGTGTCAGGCTTAAATTATCCCGAAACGTAAAAAACCAGTACCTCCATCTGGGTACCGGCTTCTCTTTCAGCTCCGCCAGAATCTCCGGAGGAACGTCCTGTTCATATTTTTTGTATGGTCTGGAACGGTTGATAAACTCCTTATACACCGGAAGGCCCGGATCATCCGGATTCAGCGTGGCCATCAGATAATCGTTTCTGGTGGACACCTCCCGGACAAAATCAATGTTGGCCGTGTTGATCTCGTCGATGTACACGCAGCCAAACTGAGAACCTAACACAAGCTCCCACTTGTCCCGGTTATCATAGCCCAGGACAAAGATAATCTTGTCCTCGAACTTGATATGAGGAATCTTGTAATCCTTATCCCCGTTTCCATAGTACCGGGCTGTGCGGTGCAAATCCAGGATTCCATTGTCCTGCTGGATAATGTTCTTCTCGGCAGTACCTGTCGTCTTGGATGCGATAATATGCAGCTTCTTTCCGCTGCGGCTTACCATCCGCATGAACTTAACGCCGGCGCCTACCGTTGTCTTTCCGGAAGCCGTTGTCCCCTCCAGGAAGTCTGCATCCACGCCGTCCACTGTATTGATAAAATCCAGGTACTTCTGGGAGAGGGGAAAGCTGCTACTCTTCAAGTCCCTCACCACCCAGCTGACTCATGATGTCATCCAGCTTCTCAGAAGTCTGGACGTTTACATCCACCTTATCCCGGAACATTCCCAGATGCTTACCGGCCAGCTCCAAAGCCTTCGACTTGTCATAGAACTTAATCTCCCGTTCAATGCCCTCTCCCTCCTTGGTCGGGAACCGCTTAACCTTTACAGAGGCGACCGCCGCCAGATCCTCCGGAAGCGCATCCTCTCGAATGGTGGCATCATTCAGGTTGACTACCTGCTGCGGGTTTAAAAGGGCAATCTTGGCAAGCTCCAGCAAAATCCGGTCCTGGTTAAGCCCCAGGCGTCTGGAACGCTCCGCCATCGCTTTGTCAATACTTGCGCGAATGTCAGGTTTCTTCAGGTTCTCACTTCCTATCTCGCCCGCCGTATCCGGGCTGTAACCGGCACGAATGGCCGCCTGGGTGGCGTTCAGGTCAATGAGATATTCCTGTACAAATAGTTTTTGTTTTCTGGTTATGGGGATCACCTCCTTTTTGCGAAAAAGAAAAGGATAGCCAAAGCTATCCCTAAAATTAACTATATATTTTCTTTATATTCTTCAAAATAATTTTTAAAAAAATTATAATATCTGATACGACAATCAAGGAGTCTTATATATGTTAATGACAATATAACTAATACCAACGTAGTACAACTGGCAAAATAGATTAATTCAGAAATTTTGCCACCACACGCACTGAATTCTAATGATATAATAAAAAGAAACAGTGGAATAATAATTGCTGTAATGTATGTATTTATAAATTGTCGTCCTTCAAGTGTCTTTTGTATACTATATAAAATCCGTTCGATATCTATCCAATTAATTTCATCTAGTAACTGTTTATATTCCATCATTTTTTCATTTTTATAGTAATACATAAAACATTTAAAGTTTGTAAAACAACTATATCCAATTTTCAAATCTGGACCTGTAATATTCAACTAGATCACATCCCCTAATATTTTTTCTATTATACCACAATCATGACCGAAAATAAACATTAAATACAAAAAGACACCCTATCTCTAGGATGCCTTTCTGTGTACCTGGAAAAATGTCGTATAGAGGTAAAACCAGATACTAATCGGGAGGGACGGACTTGCACCGTCCCATCTCGTATAATGGGGACCACCAGGCTTTCACACCTGGCTGCTACATAGAAGGAAATACATTCATCTGGCTTACTGTCCAGCTCCTGCATGATACCATCCTATCACTTTTCAGCGGGACATTGGGGGACATTTTCAAAAAATCTCAAATTTCTTTTCTTACAGTTTTCATCTGTATACTTAATTCTCCGGTTAGGAAACATTCGATTCATTCTGTCTGCAACCTGCACCCAGGTAAGCCCGTCTATATAGTAAAACCGAAACATGATCCTCAGCTCACTCTTATCAATTCCCTGTATGTACTCCTCCGCCTGAATCGCCAGTTCCAGAAGTTTCCCCTCCATCCTGGCCAGCTGAGCATCGTACCTCTGAAGAAGGCCACGGTTCCGATAATACTCCGGTACAGGATAGCCAGTTATTTTAATACAGCCTATTGTTCCATCTTTTCTGGTTCCTTTCACGGTATCTGACACCACAGTCAGTTGCTGAATCCTTTGTTCCAACCGCTTCCTTCTCCTGCGAATATCTTTAATTTCTTCCATCATCTCCCGATACTGGACCAGTATATTCTTGTCCAATGGCGTCACCTCTTTCCCTGTCTTTTAATCTTTATCCGGCATCCTCCTGTGGTATGCCCTCTGACCTTCTACATATTGTTCCTGCTTCCTCTGCCTTCCCAGAAGCTGGCGAAGCTCATTCAAAAACTTCTTGCCAGCGCCATCTGCGAAATACTCGGCAATCTCTTTGTTTAGCAGCATGGTGTCCTTATGCCGGCGCCGGGCTTTCCGGCTCTGCCACAGCTTCAGCGCCTCGTTATGCATGTCGTATTTATTGTCCGTAAATTCCAGCGCATGGAGATAATCCTGAAGGCTCTTATCCTCATCTCCCACAGAAGAATAGGCTAACCGATAAGCTTCCTGACACTGTTCCACGAAGTCAATAAATTGTTCCAGGCTGATTGATGGCAGTTCCTTCTTTCTCTCCGTCATGGCCATACCCTCCCCGTCTTTTTATCTCTTAACGCGATCCGACCAACTACCTCGCAGTCCAGGTTTCCTGCTGTGAATTTCATCAGCTCCACTGCTTTACTGACATGCTCTGGTTGTCGGTCTGCCTCCCGGATGGCTTTTGCAGCCACCGGATCCCGCACGCCGCTACGGTTATGGTATAAATCAGGTTTCATTCTGGCCTCCTTTATATGGTTCTGGAAGCGGTTGCCAGGCTGTCACACCCTGTAAATCTTCAAAACAATTCTCTGTGAAAAATCCTTTTCGCATCGCATACCCGTATCTTTCTGTATATGTCCCCTCTTTTACCACTTCGTTTTTTGTATTTATCATCACTCGTTCATCTTCCTCTGGAAGTCTCTCCTCTACTGGGTTCCAACGGCATCTACACTGTTCATTGTATTGCTGGATTTCTATCAACGCTTTAGTGCAGCATTCTATAAATTCTTCCATAATATCGCGTCTTAGCCACCCATCATCCTCATTCCAATCCTCAAAACATTCTAAATATCTAATTGCTTCATTCTCTGTCATTCTTCCTTACTCCTTTCCGGCCGGTATGATTTCGGTAACGGCTGCCAGGCAATCACATCAGGATCGTCCCAATCTGGATACCCCTCTATAAACCACCCTTCTGTTTCGTAGTAACCGGCAAGCTGAATTGCGGAGCTGAAAGTGATATTGTTGTAAATTCCGCTAACTGTTGCCAAAACAAATTCATCGCCTTCTGGCAACCGTTCTTTCACCGGAATCCATCGGTGACTATCCTGCTGCCGGCGAAGTTCTTCCACATCTGCCGGACTCAGGCCCGTATTCTCATACTCTGCCAGTCTCTTAACCAGCTCCTCTTTCTTGTTTGGACTCCAATAGCCTTCTTTAATTCCATTGCTTCTTTTATGCGTTAATCGTTCCATATGATTCTCCCTTCCCTGCTGCCCCATTCGGCCACAATCTCACAGGCAGATGTCCCACAAGTAATATTCTGGCCGTTCCAGCTGCAGGAGTCACAATCTTTAAACTCCTTTGTATGTTTCGCCATATCCCAGCACTCAAAAAATCAATCTCCATCTCTGGTGTCACTTCTACAGTCAGCTGGGCTTTCTCACATACCTGAATACACAGCTTTTTCATAAGTGCCTCCTGTTCCAGATCTCCTCTGCTAATTCTTCATCGTGGTGTACAAAGATTTTTTATCATTCCATTCAACTGCAACTGGTGAGCCACACTTAAAGCACGGAATGTCAAAGTTTGGTTCTGTGCGGTTTGTAAAATATCTGACATTGCTCCCACACTCACAGTTGATCCACAAAAGTGATAATGGAGCTTCAAATTCTGTTCTTTCTCCGCAATTGTCGCAGTGATAATGATCTGTTTCATTTCTGGTAAAGAAGCTTTTTACTTCCCCGCATTTCGGACACTTGATGTACATAAATCCTTTATACTTTGGTCTTTCTGCCAGAGCTTCCATATCTTCACCTGCTTCATCGCCTGCAGGAGAAACTTCTTTTTTCTCTGCCTCTTTTTCCGACTCCGGTCGAGCCATAATCCTCATCATTTCTGACATCTTCCAAAAGATTTCTCTTGCTTTCTTCTCTGGCATATCTGCTACCATATAGGTATCTGGAATTGAAATTTTAATTTTCATTTTTTTGCCCTTTCTCTCCAACATTTTATTCCCGAATCGCTCCCATCACTGTCTCCAGAGCCTCCTCGTCCCGGATCCAGATTGGATCCGCGTCACGTCCTGCTGCCATGTCTCGGCAGTGTTCCAAAAGATCCTCCAGCTGTTTTACAGCACCCTGTAATTTCCTGATATCTACCATCCGCATTCCAGCGACGCGATACGCTCTGCAGGAACCGACTGAATGATCGGTTTCTAATATTCCCTCCTCCAACATTTCCCGCAGGCATATATTAATCGTTGACACGGAGCAATAGAATTTGGCTGCCAGTTCCCGCTGTGTTGGCGGGTAGCCGTGGCTGTGCAGAAATGTTTTAATGTACTCCAGGAACTCTTCCTGGTTGATTATCTGTTTCACCTTTCATCTCCCTTTCGATGATTTCCCGGATCCATTTCTCCCCGTGCTCCCGGTCTGCAATCTCCTCCGCCGCCAGCGCCGGGCTGAAATAACAGCCAATAGATGCATAGCCCCTCCCCG